GAATCGGCACTGATTATTCAATCTATCGTCCTGCTGGATCTGTTATCCGAAAGACGGGCGGCATAGCATCCGGCCCCATTCCGAAGATCAAGATGATCAATGAGATAGGCCGGGAAGTAATGCAGGGCGGATCACGTAGGTCTGCTATCTACGCCTCATTGAATTGGAAACATGCAGATATCGATGAATTCATCCACTCAAAGGCGTGGAATGAAATGTTTGTTAACGGAGCGTTCACGGAAGACGGAGCCAAGGCTACAATAGCCTACCTTAAGGAGAAAAACTTCAACTACCCGGCGCCTCTGGATATGACAAACATCAGTGTGAACTACGATAATGATTTCCTTGAACAGGTATATCAGGCCGACATCGATGCTATCAAGATGAACCTCGGGCGCGGTACTCAGTTGTCATTCATGGACTTACCATCTGTATACGTCGAGAACATCCGCCGAGCACTTATGAGTGGTGAGCCCGGAATGAGTTTCAACTTCTTCGATAAGGAGAATGAGACATTGCGTAATGCATGCACAGAGGTTACATCTGAGGATGATAGTGACGTCTGCAACCTCGGTTCCATCAATATGAGCCGGATCGATACGCTGGAAGAATTCAAGGAGGTGATAAATGTTGCGGTTCAGTTCTTGCTTTGCGGCACACTGGTCGCTCAGCTCCCCTATGAAAAAGTATACAAAGTGCGCGAGAAAAACAGAAGACTCGGCCTTGGACTTATGGGGGTGCATGAGTGGCTATTAAAACGTGGCTATAAGTACGAGATGAATGACGAGCTCAGGCAGTGGATGCAAGTCTACAAGTCAGAGAGCGAGCGCTCAGCAAATGAACTGGCCGATAAGTTGGGTATTTCACGTCCTATTGCATACCGTGCGATTGCACCTACCGGGACTATTGGGATTCTCGCCGGAACTTCCACTGGTCTAGAGCCTTTATTTGCAGTGGCTTACAAGCGCCGCTTCCTTAAGGGTAAGGCGTGGAGATATCAGTACGTTGTGGATGGAACGGCGAAGATACTGATTGACAAATACGGCCTTGATCCAGACACGATTGAGACGGCACTTGATCTGGCCAAAGATCCAGAGCGCAGGATTGCTTTTCAGGCCGACGTTCAGGACTACGTGGATATGGGGATCAGCTCTACGATTAACCTTCCGGCTTGGGGAACGGAGTGGAATAACGATCAGCGCGTGAAGATGTTCGCCAAAACCCTGCTCAATTACGCCCACAGGCTGCGAGGATTCACTGTATATCCTGACGGTGCCAGAGGTGGCCAGCCAATGACTCCGGTTGAATATACCATGGCTCAGGATAAAGAGGGCAAGGAATTTACAGAGGAATTTATGGATGTATGTGATTTGACCTCCAGTGGTTCGTGCGGGGTCTAACTTAAAAACAACGTTATGAAAAAGCTATTTTTATTACTTGGAATTGTAATCCTTCTTTCCTGTGAGAAAGAGGAAATCATTGTAGAGGACTGTTGGATCTGTGATGTGGAGCAGAAGATACAGCAGAGGCCGCAAGATCCTATTGAGTGGTTGTACATCTCTCAGGATCGCGTTTGTGGTGAATTCCCTGTTGGGGAGTTTAAATACAAGTCAGCTACCCGTAGACATGTGAATTGTATTTCCGAATAAATACATTTTTAAATATAAACAGAAACAAAATGGATGAATTATCAGAAGGACTAGGAAAGGTTATTGGATTTTTTATTGTAATCGGAGTGATCGCATTATTAATAGGATTCCCTTTAATGTGGCTTTGGAACTATGTAATGCCTGATATATTCGGACTTACCGAGATTACATTCTGGCAGGCCGTTGCTATATCGCTTCTGTCAGGCTCATTATTCAAATCACATAACTCAGATTAAAATCATGAAAGTAACCGTAGGAAATGTAACGAAGAACATACCACAGGAGTACGCTCCGGCGATTGGTATGATCAGTGAAGAACAACACGACGCGCCCGAAAAGATCAGGTTATCACCTTGGGAGCGCTTTCTCTACGCTGAGGCCGCTTGGAGGTCTAAGCAAACATCAACAACAAAGATGTATTTGTCTGACGTCGAGCCTGCTTGCGTTATCTCACAATGGAATAGGTTGAGTGAGTGTAGATATGTCGTTGAGTATAAGGCAGGATTGGATGATGACCATGCTAAACACGCTATCGTCCCAGTATCAGTCTACAGGGCATGTCCTGTTGAAAGCAGGATGATGGCATGTGAAAACTTTACGTCATGATCATCTTTATGCAGCAAACCATCGAGTTAATACAGCGGGAGCATCCGAAGTTAGTGGATCTCCTGCAGGGTAAGCTCGAGATGGTGAAGAATGGGGAGCTGATTTATTTTAAATTGATCGAGGTTAATGATTAGAAATTTGGAAAAGTCGTGAAAAATACTTATCTTTCGCGAATTATGGTTATTTTTAACATTAAATTGTGAAAAATGGTTATTGAGGTAGTTGTAGATGGCATAGAGCTTGATTCCGGATTTCTGGATGAATTATTTCTGGCAATCCGGGATAAGCTCCCCAATGGTAAATGGGCGCCTATTACCAAAGACCGCGACAGGGTTGTCGCTGGTGTAAAGTACTTGATTGACTGTGCAATGTTCGGCGCTGACTTCGATGTCGCATTTAATGAGGACTACACTCATTTTAAAAAGATCGCCGCACATGTTCCACCGCCAAACGTCTATGATGGTAAGCAAGTCTCCAATTACAGCTATGCATATTGGTCTAAACAGGATGACCTCGAGCTCGATAACAAGAAACGGACTTACGAGAGAGCTCAGAAACATGATCAGTTAATCGAATACAGGGAAAAAAAGAAAAAAAGAAAATGATTGTAAAGATTTTTGTAGGGGATGCTTTTGATATCCCGGAGTATAAAACAGACGGTGCTGCTGGAATGGATCTATACGCCAACAATGAAGATCCAATACTGATTAGTCCGGGTGACCGGAGGCTGGTAAGTACTGGTATAAGGCTTCAGATACCCGAAGGCTATGAAGCGCAGATCCGACCCCGATCAGGGCTTGTTCTAAAGCACGGAATTACAGTCCTTAATACACCGGGAACAATTGACTCGGACTATCGCGGGACTATAGGCGTGATACTCCACAACGCTAGTAATGAAAGATTTTTTGTAAACAAGGGAGATCGTATAGCGCAGATCGTATTTAAGGCTGTCGAGAGGATTGAATTTTGCGAGGTTGATGATAAGAGTGAGCTCGATGATAGTCACCGTGGCGCTGGAGGTTTCGGATCAACTGGAATATAATGACGAAAAAAGAGAAACTAGAATCATTTGCGGAAGAGTTGCTGCTAATACATGATCCAGATGTGAAGGAATTCACGGAATACTGTATTGGCATTCTCCCGGCGTATTTCTTCACTGTTGCGGCATCGAGCTCGGGAAAATATCATCCGGACTATGCACTTGGAGACGGTGGATTACTGAGACACACTAAAGCAGCCGTGAGGATTGCTTTTGCCCTTCTTAACACCGAGACGTTTGGCGGCAGATACACAACGGGTCAGAAGAGTGCCATGATATCAGCGCTGATCCTTCATGATGGCGCTAAGCACGGTATACCAAAGCAGAAGCACACGATTAAGAACCATCCAGCGGCGATATGTAGGCATCTTGAGGGTAAGATTGAGGATGCTAGGTCTGTTACCGGACTTGAGCCATTGACGCTCGTGAAGAGAGAGGCTATATACGGCCTGATTCGCTCCCACATGGGTCAGTGGAATACATCGGATGCTGATGTGCCGCTACCAAAACCCACTACACCAGCACAGAAGTTTGTTCACCTGTGCGATTATCTAGCTAGTAGAAAACAAATTGAATATAACTTTGAAGTGTAAATATGAGCACAGTAATAAATCTGAAAGTAACAGAAGATCAAGTCAAAAGAGCCGAGGGGTTGTATCCCTTCGGTTCTTTAAAGAACAGCATCACTCGCGGTAAGTCCAATATCTACGGGGCTATAGGCGAGATAGTTGCGCACGACTACCTGAAAAACACTGGCCGAGTTGTGGATCTAGTAAACACCGCAGACTTCGATCTGATCGTCAATGGAAACAAGATTGACGTGAAGACCAAGCGAACTACAGTGCCACCTCTTCAGAATTTCAATTGTTCAATCTCAGCCCATAACACTACTCAGGAATGTAGTCATTATCTCTTCGTTCGTGTACATGAGAATAAGAGATGTGCATGGATCGTCGGATATATGCCAAAAGACGAGTTCTTCAAGAGGGCTAAATTCTTCCGTAAGGGTCAGAAAGATCCGAAATTTCCAGCGTGGAAGTTTGCGGCTGACTGTTATAACCTTGAAATAAGTAAGTTGCAATCTATAAGACAGGAATAATGAGTAAGGATAAGCAGGAAAAGCAAGTAGTCATGAGTTATTTTGAGCATCAGCGAATGGTGGAACGTGAGCAGATGTTCAGCGTTATGGTTGATCAGTTCAAATCGTACATTAGAGAACTGATGGATTCCGAGCACATCGTATACATCACTGAACGTCCGGGTTGGTATGAACATCACATACCAAAGAGAAACGACATGTCGTATGGATTGAATTCTATTTACGTTCCGAGTATCATTGGAGAGGATGAAGTCGCAACTGCATTGGATGGTGAATTTAGGAGATGTACGGATGAAATTAAGAGGCTCGCCGCAAAGCGGAATGAATTGTACGCAGAAGTAAGTAGACTTGGTAATGAAAACCGCGATCTCAATGGAACAATTAAATATATTAAATCTCACCTATCAAAAAGATGGTTGAGAAGAAAGGGAATATACAATGAATAAGAAATTTAATACTGGCGGGGCTGGTGTAATACTTGCTTGCGCCCTGTTTTGGGTGGCGCTGTTATTACTGTTGTTATCATCATGCTCACCACTCACAAAACAGCAGCGTATGCAGAGGGCTATGTTTGACCCGAAGACTTCTTATGTGGAGCGCCAGATCATCAGAGCCGAGAAGGATAGCTACCCGGATGAATATCCTAAGAAGCCTAGAAAACACTGGACTAAAATGCCTAAAAGGCCGAAGAAATGAAAAAGCTAATTGGATTGATTTTAATAGCTGCCATGTTTGCGTCATGCTCTAGCCAACATTATGAAAAAAACATAGACAAAAAGGTGACGCATATTGGAGTAAAAGGAGTTATTGAGATTGAAGTTGATTCGTGCGAGTATGTGTTTTACAAGTACGGATATGGTGGTGGGTTATCTCATAAGGGAAACTGTAAATACTGCGCAGAAAGAGAGTAATTTAGACCGATTATACTTGGTATTCTCGTATATTTTACTTATCTTTGTATCTCATAAAGGCCGTGCCCTGTCAGTGGTAGCTGAGAAAGCCCGAGAGTTGAACTGACTTATTATTAACCAAAATTTTTGTAGTATGAGAAAGAACATTTTTTCAATCGTAATGGCAACCGTAATGGCTGCATTTTTGTTTGTGTCCTGCGAGAAGGAGTCTACTACCGCTCCATCAGCAGGAGCGTCTGACGGAGTTATTATTAACACACCAGAGAAAAGCAGTGCGCTTAAAGCTGCCGGACAACTAGCCGTTAGCTATCTTGATCTTATCGACGGTTCCATACCATCGTATTTCGATGATACCTATTGCACGTCAAGTTATTCTTCTAGTGAAAATTATTCTTATGGCAGCGGAACTGGTTCGATTGAATTGCTTGATTGGAATGGTAACCTTAAATTCAAGATTGACACCGAAACGCCTGATTACGGTGACGATATGGTTATTGCATTGAAGCCAGAGGAGAGTGGAAGTTACAGTTTTCAGGTTCATTGTATGAATTATACCGATGAAACCTACACCCGTAATAGCTTATGGCCTAATGTTAATGTATCTGGTGAACAGTGGAATTATGAGACTATTCCTTATGGCGAATATATTGACTACTTGTTTGAAAATATCTCAGGATGGGATGAAACGGATGATGTTGGTATATTACTTTTAGACGCTGGCGCGAACAGTGATTGTTATATAGACTTTATTCTTGTAGGTGATTTAGAGCAAACAGCTACACCAACTATTTCTGGGCCAACGGTTACGAATATGTCTGAGGAAGATTACAATGAAGCTGGTGAGCTTATTGAAACTTTTTCAGTTTCATCTGGTTACGATCAATATATTTGGGAAAGTAATGGTTCTGGTGACGACGTGCAAAGCCAATCTTCTTATTCGACTGATATTATTTTTTACTTTGAGGGACAGCGCACTATAAGTTGTGCTGTTAGAGATGATGGAAAAGCTTGGTCTAATGCCGACACACATGGATTTACATTTAATATCATTTATTAGAAATTGAAAGTATAATACAATAAGAAAGGGGAAGCTTAACGGCCTCCCCTTTTTTTATTTGCTGTTGTATGCCATCTTCTTGAACTTCTTGAGTCTCTGAGTGAATCTCCTTGTGGCTGGTATGGCTCGGTCTATCTTGTATATCAGTCGGTTCCACCAAGTCTCATTGATAAGGCACTTCCTCCAAGCCCACGTTCCGGGCCTGTACAAATACCAAGGCATCTTAACCAGTTCTATGAGATCCTCCCGGCCAAGCATAATACATGCCGTGTAGAAATAGATGTACGGATCTCTGGTCATCTGATGCTGAGGCCTGTACTTAACGGTCTTCTTGATCAATAGGAGTTGCTTGAGTTGTGACAGCCTCCATTCAATTCTAGTCTCAGCATCAACGTCCTGATTCATCCGGTCTGGCCAGCGCTTACCTTCCAATAGTAGATCGCGTACGGCGCTCAGGGATAGAAATGCCCAAGATGAATCGTCGCCGCTATCCACAATGCGCATCATGGTATTACTGCCAAGGTCGCCCTTGCTGTTAATCATCACATTCCCGTAGTTGAAGAATTCCCACTCCGGGCTTTTTTTCCTCCAGAACAAGCCGTCCTTATACCAATCAAGTAATCCCATTACTTCTGAATGTATCTGTCAAGTAATATTCCAGTGGCTACACCCGCTGGTATTGTAATAAGCGGATTCTCCCACCACTTCTTCTCGTGTACGACAATAAAGCTACTCATTCCCGTTGTGGTTATACATTGGTTTGAATTACGCACGTCAAGGGCATATTCCGCCCGAAATAACGACGTTCTCCGCTCACCCATCACAATATCCTGCTCATTCTGAATGTCTATTAAATCGACCGAGAGGCGCCCTGTAGAAAGACTTAAATCAATATCAAAACAGTCGTGCCATAACTCAAGGGTCGTGTCCCTGTCTATATAGATCGGAACCTCTGCATAAATGGTGTCGTGAATGAATTCGGTTTCTATTCTTATAGACGCAGCCAAACGTCTGTACTTCTTAACGAGTTCCCTCTGAGTAGAATCTGATTCCAGAACCTCTCGCAGCTCCTTCTCTCGGAGCTGTATTAACTCGTCTTTAGAGATTAATATCCCGTCCACGCGGCTTATGTAGTTCTCAAACGTCGCGGTTTGTGCGGCGTAGTTTCCCCTCCATCTCTCCGCTTCGTCCTTTAAGCCCGATTCCCTGTACCGAACTATAAAGAACAATGCCACTCCCGCTAAAATAAGCAGGAGTGACGTGAGATTGAGTTTTAGCTCCCATTTCATGCTACCAATCTTTGTATGATGTAACGAGTGCTTCCATTAATTGTGGAAAAATAGTCTCGCCTTTATCCGCGCCTTCAACCTCGGAAGCCACCAAAGTCTCGATAATCATTAGGATCATAGGGATTGCGGTTATCATAGATGCGAAAATAATTGAAACTATTATCACCTTCTGAAAAATAAATAATGCTTTCATGGTTAAATATTTATAGTTTTAAGCCATCTGCCGTTGGCTCTATTACGGTTCCCGTACTGGGATCTTTGCTACTCGGGTAGGGATTTGCAGTGCCCAGCCTCTTCAAGTCCATACCCAACCACATCACGGCTTCCTGTAGTTTTGTGATAGAGAGTGCCCTCTCCCTTGATGGGGGTAGAAACTTTAATTGCTGTATGCGATCGTCAATCTCCTTTCTCAGCCTTTTGTTTTCCCATATTTCACCTTCGTGAGTGATTCCGTTTTCTGTGCTCATTTGATTGAATTTAAGTTTATAATCTCATTGGTTCAAGTATCGGAAGTTTCCCATTATCCAGCACTACTCCGCAGGACAGGATAGACCTCCTGATATTGTATTTTGCATACGCCAGAGCGTAGGCCTTGTCATCAATTCCGCATCCAATCTGCATACCAAAGATCCTATCGACCTCGGATACATTCCAGTTGATGTGGTTCTGAGTGTGCCAGTGACCCTGAACAACGCTCTTGCGTTTGTTTAAGGCCTTCATCATAGCCCCCTTCTCACCACCACCACCTTCTCCATGGATATACAGGACGTCATTGTATTCAAAGCTCAGATCAAATCTCCACGTAGGAGTCTCGAGAACATCAGATAGATCCCTGATCCATCTTGATGATATACCGGAGGCAAATGCCTTTCTCATAATTATCCTGTCGTGGTTTCCCATGACAACATCTGCGCTGGGAAACGCGGCATGCCATTCCTTCAGTTGATCCACGGCTCTGTCTAGCTCCTCACCTGATCCGTATCCATCTGGATCTGTTGAATGGAACGAGGAGTAATGATTATCCACAACGTCGCCTATGAATATCGTGTGTGTGGTGTCGTATTTACACCCAATCTCTATGCAATGATCTAAGTATCCCTCCTTTATGAATGGAGCATGTAAGTCTCCGATGATTAATATTCTGTTTTCTGCGTTTACAATTGGCTCCATCCCGAGCCTTTTTACTTGATGTGATCTTATTGATTCTATTAATTCTGCTTCATCCGGCGTAAGCCTTAACCTTTTTCCGTATTCTTTCATAGATTATTTTTTAGCCCTGTTCTTAGATCGGTTAATAACTCGAGTATTTGACTTTGCATTGCTCCCACCCTTAGATAACGGTCTTTTATGATCGACATCCGTGTTATCTCCGAGCTTGGCAGCTCCAGATTTAAGCGCACGCTTTCTCGCAGCGTTTCGCTTACTTCTATTACTGACTTGCTTGTCAGACTTTTGATATTCTTTGTCATAAGAATAATTTCGTCCAGTTTTTTTATTTGACTTCGGACGCTTGTTCTTTCCCTTCCCGGCAAGCCTGTTTCTTTTTGATGCATTCGCCATGTCGTTGTTATTATTTGTGAATATTCTTTTCCGGAATTCCAATTGATTTACACCATTTAGCTACGTCGAACACTGGACAGCTCTTTAATGCTGAGAAATGATAGTGTCCGGCCACCTCGATATCCGGATGGCGGAGTATCATATACTTGACGTAAATTTCCATAGTGTATAACTGAGCATTGTTTCTGGTGTCTGCAGCCATGTACCCGGGATTGTCATCATCATCGAGTGGAGCCTCGTAGTCAATGCGTCTTCCGCCAACATAAACCATGTGCCTCGCCACAGCATTCATGCCTTTAGCGCCCCAAGTCATTTCCCAAGGATCTACCTTCTGATCGTAATTGAATGGCGTTAGGTTCACGAGACTTCCGTCGATATAGATCATATCGGAGTACCCAACGCGACTCCATCCACGACCACCCATCTCTTTCGAGCTGGTGTGCCATCTGATAATATCATCGGAATCTACACGCCTATATTCCGGTGTATCAGTGCAATGAATGATTAAATGTGTTAATTTCCCCATTTAAATGTGTTTTTAGTTCGTAATGGGTACAAACATAAGTATTTTTTCGCAGAAAACCTAATGAAATGGTGATTTTTTTTAGTATTCGTATACGGACTCGTATTCCTCATTCACCATGGTAATGAATTTGGTAAAGGCTGATTTATCTATAACATTAAATGCCATCCAGCGAGCGGCCATCTCCATAAATTCCGGATCGGTTGTTTTCATCTCATTAACCATCTCAGTGATCGAGAGATTCTTTCTTATCGGGCGCTTACCCTCAACGCGTCGCTTGTAAAGGTCGTAGATGTATTTAGATTTTTCATCACTGGTCTTCAGGTTCATGTACATGTAGTTGACGTGTCTGTCATTTCCACCAAACTCCTGATACATCAGATATTCCTTCTGTAGATAAGGCCAAGCCCTCTCTGTAGCTGCCTCGCCATGCTGTTCAGCGTATTCCTCCCTCATTGTACTCATATCTCCGCCATTCTCTGGCAGATGCTTATGGATGATCGGGAAGTTACGGCTTCTCTGGTAATCTCCTCTCATGTAAGGTGAGTATCCGAGAAGGGCTAATTCATCATCAGTTTCCCCTTCGAGATAAGACTTCGCGCCCTGAACGATTTTTCTTGGTGACTCAAGCGGTACACCAGTGTACGTTGCTACACCACTTAAAAAATCAAGGACATCATCCGCTGTAATCTCAAATCCACCCGGATCTGTAGCTGTATTGATAACATCTACAACGGTTGTTAACATATCCTCAGCCTCCTGAACTATATCACCGCCAATGCCAGTATCAACCCCAAATGAATCACCCTTGATTTGAGTCGATATCAAATGAGTTAGGGCACTTCCTAGTATAGGCATGTACGACATACTCCCGCCAAGCATAGTGATTAACGTCATCGGATCATCAAGCCACTTCTTATCCTTATCACCAAGGTAGAATCCGTTCGATGCCGCATGGAAAGCTTGGGGCAGGACAACATGGTAAATCAGGAAGTTCTTCAGGCCTTGCGTGAATTTTGCTGAATCCTTTTGCCTGAATCCCTCATACATATTTGTAATAGCTGCATGTTCACCACGTAGATACTGAAGCGGTGAGTTTTTAAACTGCGTAAGTAGCTTACCGAATGATCCCTTCTGGATGTGAGACAGGTCTTCGATTGCTCCAGACTGCTGAGTTCTGCGAGTGGCTTTAACAAAATCATTGTATGCCATCTGCTGAGCCTGCTTTGCTGAATACCCTTTATTCATATATGTCTCAAGGCGAACACGATACATAGCCTGACCTCCATAAACGATTGCACCGTAGTCACCGTACTTGGTCATAATCAGCATGTTATCCTTCATGTTGTTTAGCGATAGCTTCCCCAATCCTTCACCGCGAGACAACTTAATCCTTCCTTCAGCCTGACCAGCCGCGCCAGTCATGCCGGATTCTACTATAGCCAAGTCTCTATCCCACTGACTCTTCTCGTATCTCAGCCTGATATCTCTTGATCTACCAAGCATCCTCATTGTTGGAATAGATGGGCTTGCCATGTATTTAAAGAACGCGGCACTCTCCGCTGGAGACATCTCAGCTTGGTAGGCATTAACAGACATAAGCTGTTTCGGAAGTAGTAGTATATTCAATCCAAGCTTCGAGCGAACGAATGCTGCTCTCATTCTGTCAGCGCCAAAGATTTCCTGACCTGATCCCGGCCTACCTTTGGCCATATCATTGATCATGGCATCGATATGCTTATTTGCCTGTGATGTGAATCCATCTTCAATTACAGCTTTAACGTCTTCATTACGGAATACAGAATCCATATCCCTTATGACGCCCTGATAATGAACATAATGCATGCTTCTATCGATGTGCTTATACAGCATATCATTGAATGCTAGGTCATTTGGCTTGCTAAGCTTATACCAATTCGCAACATCCGGATTTCTCTCCTTGCTACTTGATGTGTGTGTGCTTCTAACCATGTCGAGTGGTGTAGCTCCCAGATCAAATGGATCGCCAGTCCCGGTCTTTGAGTCGAACTTCCTTGCAACCGGGAAGTAGTTCTCGATGATAGTTAGGTCGGTTCCGATATCCTCTTTGTACCTTTGATTTGTACGGCTCCACACTCTCGGTAGTATATTATCAACCATAGCGTCAGCCCACTTCAGAGCCTCTTTGCCGCCAAATTCGACGATCTGATTCTCGAAATGTTTATAGCTTTCAGGATTCCAGCCCCTATTCTCAAATGTGCGGCCCTGATCCTTCTGCTTAGCATAAGCCCTGATTGTTAATGCATCCTGAATCGACATAGTTTCATGTGTAAGGGTTTCAACGCCCTCAACCTCTCTGATAATCTCGAACTGATGCTCCTCTCTCCACTCCTTGAATTTCTGCTCCGCCTTCTTTGGACTGCCAAATATCTGAGTCTCAACGTCGATCATTTCCTTCACGAAGTAACCAACATCAGCGGCCTTATCATTTCCTGCCTTCAACGCCCTGTCGGTATAAGAATGCAGCTCTCCCGTTAACGGCTTGCGCCCCGGAGTACGTGACATCAGCCACTCCATCATAGTCGGAAGCGATTCCGTCATTGAGCGCGTTTTCTTTGCTGCTCTCTGAATTAAATTCAGCCTTGTAAGATTAGGGTTAATGAGCTTGGCATTTACATCAACCGATTTTGGATCAATAGCCCTGACAACATTATACCTTTCGATTCTATCCCTAAGCTGAGCATGTTCCTGTTTAACAGCAAATTCGGTGCGGCCATTATTAAGAAGAGAGCGCATAGCTCTTGCGGCTTCAGAAAGTTGATACGTACTCATCTTGCTTCCGTCAGCGAAACCAAGCAATTCGTATTCAATCATTTCCCTCTCTGTCAGTGTTCTACTCTCAGCCTCAGTCCTTAACTCAGCCCTTCTGGCTAGTGCATTCTCGTAAGTAGCGCCACTCTTCATGGCATCTCTAACACCTTCGTATACGGTAAAGTCCTGACCCTCATGCAGAAGTGGGTCTTTCTCTTTTGCTCTAAGCATTTCCTCAACCTGAATCTCCGTCTGCTTAAACTCGTCGAGGCGCTTCATTGCAGCCTCAGCTTTCGCATCTGTCCCGGTTTTAACCGCCTCTATAGTCGTGGCCTTATTGAACATCCTGTCAATAGCCTTCATTAGGAAGCTGGTCTTCACGTCAATACCTTGCGGATCAAGGCGATCAGTTGCCTTCTTTGCTGGCTTCTTAATAAGATCATTGATACCCTTTCTCATTGCAGTTGATGTGAATGCATTGCGAGAATCGGTAATACGCTTAGTCAACAGGTCGGCCTGCTCATTGGTTAATGCTTTCTCTTTCTTAAGGGAATTATTCAGTACCTTTTCAGCAGCCTTGAGTTTGTCATAGTGTCTGCCTTTCTTAATACCAGCGCTCTTTAGTAAACCAAGAGCATCACCTACAGTGCTAAGCATTTGTTCGGTCAGTGGTTTCGCTTCACCAGCCCAATCCCCCTGAACGGCTCTCTTATATTTCTCTCCCCACTGGTCAAGTCGGCTTTTAGACGTATCTCGACGCGCTCTCCTGTAGGACTTCATGTGTTCTCTCTCTGCCTCTGATCTCTCAATCTGCTTACTCTTACGTATCTTTAGATCGGCGTCAGTACTCTCAGAATAACCCTCTCCAATATTTTCCTCCTTCATGGACTTCACTATGTCCTTAGCGGATTTTCTGCGCACACTTATCTCGTGGAGTTCAGTTTGTCTCTGAATCTTCTTCGCGTATTTAATGTTACGTTGCTGCTGGGCATATATCACTTCAATATTACCCGGGGAGTGACCTTCTATATCAACACCCGCCTTCTTAAGTATCTTGGCTTTAGCTCGCATAGCCTCAAGAGATCCCTCACCAAGCACCTGATCGTATAGATTAACATCTTCGGCTGCACGAGCCTCAAATTCCTCATTTACTTTCTTAATGTTCAGGCGATTACCTTTACCCCTAGCGGTTTTCTTACTAGCGTAAAGCTCCTTGGCTTCAACGCCGTTCTTCATAAGCCACTCCGCTTTCTTTTGGGTTCTGGTAGCTTCCTGAGAAGACCAATCGGCCTCTACCAACTTGAACTTAATGTTTCCAAGTTCAGCCGCAATGTCTGGCCTGCCGTTTTTTAGCGCCTTCATTTGAAGCTTGGTTACATAATCTACAGTAACTTGGAACAGCCCTCTATTGGCTGCCTTAACCGCTTCACCCATCCCGAACATTGTACCAACCATCAGCTCCACGGCCACACGCTTCATGGTTTCATCCATATCACCGAACATGGCATTTAACTCTTCAGACACAAACTTATCGTTAGCAAGTGCGTGTAATGCACCAGATCCCGCTGCAACTATTTCCATAGATGCCGTCATTGTCATGGGATTACGGGCAAGTGAGTTTGCAATGAGGGCCAGATTCTTGTTTCCACGCCTCAGCAGGACAGGTACAACTCTACCTATGGCATTATCAACGTAGTGGAATGCAACACCATGCCCCGGATCGGCTCCGGCAGCTTGGAATCGCACTTCATTCATTCCGGCTTTGATTATACTCTGCTCAAGTGCGGTAGTTGATTTAAGAGCAAATTTCTTTGCACTCTTAGCTTTGACAACCTTACGTAGCTGGTGAATCTTCCTTGCGGATCTGAAACCAGAGACAGCCGATGTAACACCAGTTGCTCCCATGGTAGCCTCAGCCAGAAGTAATTTTCCAACAAAGTCGGTCATGTATCCGGCTGATTCGGCGAGCATATCCCTCATGTCTGGGGCAATATTCTCACGCTCCTCTTCAGTAAGCGCCTCATCGACGTCGAACATAACTTCGCCATATTCCGCAACCATCTCTGCTTCAGTTGTCTTTGGCCTGAATAACTTATGGTTAGCATCCCTGATGGCGTCCCAATATGTCTCGCTGTAATAGCCTTTAACCTCATCTTTATCGGTAAGGCCAATGTTTTCGTTAGCAAATACCATGCGGCCCAATGCATCAACCCTAATCTTCTGATCGCCAAATAACTTATTAAGATGATTATAACGCTCCCTTTGCTCGGGAACAATCACGCTTGGGGCAGCAGCGCCCATTCCGGGCTGAGCTACTGGTGCTTCAAATTCGGCTCTATCGATAGATTCAAGTTGTCTCTCAAGGTTCTTATATACCTTGAACTCTTCGTCGTACAGAAGTTTCAGGCTTTCTTTGGTTGAAGGATATGTTTCCTTGATCTCGTCAATGGCGGCATTAACCTCAAGTTCGTAAGCAGCTCTATCTTCTACTTCCGGCATGATAACCCTGCGGCCACTTTCATCGTACAGGGTCGGCCCCATTCTTTCAAGCTGTGATTGAAGATTGTATACTGTGTCCTCCCAGCCTTCCGGCTTCTGAGTAACCAGTCGATCTATCTGACCTTGAATTTCGTATCTTTTTAAGGTTTGACCCTCTATGTTGGCCTCAAAATGTTTGCGTTGCTGTACATCGTATTCATTCATTACAAGCTCAAGCGCATCTTCCTCAGAGTAGCCCCTCTTCTTGTATTCATCGATTTTTGGCTGGATGTAGTTATTGTTCTCGTTATCAATAACAACACTATTGAATTGAGATGTAATCACCTGTTCTGCAGCATCAAGAACCTCGCCGGGAACCTTTCTGCGGTACTTCTTTCTCCAATCCTGAATAGCCTCCGGATTTGTAACCAGAGCGTCATAATCGGAATAGCTATTACCCTTCAGATACGCATCGAGGTCTGATGCAAATGAGTCCTTTAGCCCCTCAGCCATCTGGTGACGGATGCGTACTTCGGTGTCCTTACGGTCTTTTGTGTTGAATTTGGCATTCAGGTCTGCCTCGAGATCATCTACTTGCTTCTTTACAACCTTTTCATCGGCCTGAAGATCAATTCCAGTGCGACGGTCAGCAATGACATTACTCGCGTCATGCATATCCTTATCGGTCTGCTTCTCAACTACCTTAACCGCCTCATCGAAACTGTGATCGGCAAGATATTGGTTCTTGTAAGAAGATGCGATATGAGCAGAACCTCCCGGTTGCCACTCTGTCTGGTTGTGGTAATCGAAGTAATTAAGATCAGTCCTATCTACTTCTTCAGTAGGCTCTTTAGGCTTCGAAGATTTTTTTGGAGTAATATCCGAGCTTTTCGAAGAAGTAACGGGAACGTCTTTTTTTTTTAAGAATGGCTTCTGGAACATCATCTCGTTACCGCCGAGATCGTTCTCAGATAGAAGTCCGGAACTAATAATATTACTCCTAACCTTCATCAACTTATCGGGATCGCCTCCAATCTTCTGAATGAATTCATCCTCTAAGCCCAAATCGTCAGTAGTAAGCAGCCCCGTTTTAATAAGGTTACCATGAAACTTACGCAATTTTGCCTCGTCGAGTGTGTGTTTTTGCGGCTCGCTCATCTTTATATTTTATTTAATCTACGTCCATTATGTTGTACTTCGGCCTTGCTGCTTGTTCGGGAGCGTAGTATGCTTGGTTAGTGTCGTATTTGTACATGAGTTGCTGATCGACTTCCGGTGAAATTGTGTATGCAGGAACATTTAGTATCCTCCCACCCTTACCCTTGAGTATGTTCATAACGTCTTCACCTTCAGCTAAATCAAAGTAGTCCACCTGTTCTGTTGTAGCATAAACCATGTACCCGTCCATGGAATGAACCTTAGCGGTCAAGTCACGGTGCTGGCTCTTTGTTATGGCCTTATCAGCGAGCATCTTATCGAAATCAGGAACGGTTTCGCCAGCGTCGAAAACGTTTTTCACCTTCTTGCCATTTTTATCTGTGTACGTATATTCAATCCTCTTGTCCGCAACCATATAGGTTGCTCTCTCTAATGGAATCTGGTACTTATACCTCTTACCCTCTCCGGGCTTCAGCATTTTACCAGTAGTCATGTCTTGAGCTTCAGTGATATTCTTATTAATCCTTAAGTCCGGATAGAACATCATGACGTTATCGGCGCCACCAACAGTGCCTACACCCCAAGTTTGAACAGCGTCGTGTTTCTCGCCAGAATCGTCTGTGTACTTGAATACTTTATCATCTCTTGCTGGATCGTATTTTGTTTCAATGGTCGTGTGGCCTGAACCAGTTCTTGTCACGATAGCGCTCTCTCTTTTGATATCCCCTGCTGTTTTCTTCCCTACAGCAGCCGTGGCTGCAAGTCCATACTTAGGAGACTTCTGAACCCTCTTCGCCATATCTTCAGCGAAAGCGGTAAGGCCTTCTTCACCTTCACCATATATATATCGTAGGTCTGCGGCGCTCTCGGACTTCATATTAAATTCATTCCTAAGAACCTCTTTAACATCATCTATCTCAATAGATTTACCCTGAGCGTACACACTCTTACCAGCAATATCCTTTCCGGTTTCCGATGGCGGTAATAGCTGAACCATGTCATTAACTATGTCAGAATAATTCTCCAGCTTAACCTGTGTGTTTCTATTCATCTGCGGAAAAATCTCGGCATATGCTGTGAGGTCTTCATACTGCTCATCACTCGGGGTTTGTGAGTAAGCCAGAAGTAAATCCTTATTTTCCTCTGTAGACCACCTCGGGTTGCCTAGCTTTGTAAGCGCATTGTGATATGTTTCTTTGGCTGCGGTTGAGTATGTGAT